TAATGACCTGGGATCATGTGCCCGTCGACGAAGCTAAGACTGCCAAGGCCGCTAGTAAGTTTGCCTTGATCGAAGACGACAATGACGCTCCACATAGCGAATACGATTCTGAAGACGAGCCCGCGGTGGGGCCTACCAAATATGTAAAATGTAACTTTCCTCCTTTTCAACACTACAAAGTCACCGAAGACGGTACGCCATTTTGTGTAGGGAAAAGCCACTGGAAAGGCGATTTGGTCAATGGAGATTGGTCCAGAGACCACGGCGAAATGACTAAAAAGCTAGCAATGATGTTTATGAAACTTTGCGAACGATATGCCACTAGATCAAATTGGCGCGGCTACACCTATAACGATGAGATGCGTAGTCAAGCTCTACTTCAATTATCACAGATTGGTCTTCAATTCGACGAATCCAAGAGTCAGAACCCGTTTGCGTACTACACTGCGGCAATTACTAATAGTTTTACACGAGTTCTTAACATCGAAAAAAGAAATCAGAATCTACGAGACGACATTCTCGAAATGAACAACATGACTCCTAGTTACACCCGACAAGGCATGGGTTCGTCTGGTGCTCACTACGACAGTGACGAGTAAATTGCTATTGCAATATCATAACTGTTAGTGTACACTATAGAGATGACAAATCTATTTAAAAAAGCAGCTATATTCACTGATATACATTTTGGCTTGAAATCCAATAGCCAAGTTCATAATGATGATTGCTTAAACTTTGTTAAGTGGGCCACAGAGAAAGCCCGAGAAGAGGGCTGTGAAACTGCTATGTTTCTTGGTGACTGGCACAACAATCGTGCCAGTATCAACATCGTAACGCTAAACTACAGTCTAAGAGCATTGGAGCATTTGAATGCTAATTTCGACAGTGTTTACTTTATCCCCGGTAATCATGATTTGTATTATCGCGATAAGCGTGATGTTCAATCGGTAGAATGGGCTCGGCACCTCCCAAATGTTCAAATCGTTAACGATTGGTTTTCTAGTGGTGATGTGGTTATTGCTCCGTGGCTAGTCGGCGACGATCATAAACGAATTGCCCGACTCAAAGGCAAGTATATGTTTGGACATTTTGAACTGCCAGGATACCTAATGAACGCTATGGTTGCCATGCCCGACCACGGCGACATTCGTGCCGATGACCTGCAAGGGTTTGAGCATGTATTCAGCGGGCATTTCCATAAGCGACAAACTAAAAAGAATGTAACTTACATTGGCAATTGCTTTCCGCACAACTATGCCGATGCCGGCGATGATGACCGAGGACTAATGATTCTTGAGTGGGGCAAAGAACCCGAGTTCCATAGTTGGCCCGATCAACCCAAGTATCGTGTGTTCAAACTCAGTGATGTACTAAACCACACAGAAAAAATGTTACAGCCCGGCATGCATTGCCGTGTTAACATTGACATAGACATCAGCTACGAAGAAGCCACTTTTATCAAAGAAACATTCATTGATACTTATAATCTACGCGAAATCACTTTGATCCCACAAAAAGAAGTCGATGTTGGAGAAAACATTATGCTGGGTAACATACAGTTCGAAAGCGTAGACCAAATTGTTACCAGTCAGTTGACTAATATCAACAGTGACCACTATAATCAAAAACTATTGTTGGACATCTATCGTAATCTATGATTAGAATTAAAAACCTCACAGTAAAAAACTTTATGAGCGTGGGCAATGCCACGCAGGCAGTTAATTTTGATCGTAGGGATCTTACACTGGTCTTGGGCGAAAACATCGACCTGGGCGGCGACGACACTGGCGCTCGCAATGGTACAGGAAAGACCACTATTATCAATGCTCTTTCCTATGCGCTTTACGGCAATGCCTTGACTAACATACGCAAAGACAACCTAATTAACAAAAGCAACGGTAAGGCCATGCTGGTCACTGTTGAATTTGAAAAAGACGGTACAGACTACAAGATTGAGCGCGGACGCAAGCCTAACACCATGGCTTTCTATGTTGGTGATGTAGAGCGAGAAATCACAGACGAAAGCCAAGGCGACAGTAGAGAAACACAAGCAGAGATTGAACGCCTACTAGGCATCAGCCATGACATGTTCAAACATATTGTAGGGCTGAATACCTACACTGAGCCATTCCTTAGCCTTAAGGCCAATGACCAGCGTAGTATCATTGAGCAGTTACTGGGCATTACACTGCTCAGCGAAAAGGCCGAGCGCCTTAAAGAATTAACCAAAGCAACCAAAGATGCCATCAGTCAAGAAGAGTTTCGCATCAAGGCTGTTGCAGATGCTAACAAACGCATCGAAGAGCAAATTGAAAATCTAAAAAAACGCCAACGACTGTGGGTTACCAAACACGGCGAAGAACTGTCTGCTTTGCAAACAGCCTACAATGAACTTAGCAAGTTAGATATCGAGTCCGAGCTATTGGCTCATAGGCAGTTAGTGGATTACAATGCGCGAGTTAAGCGTATTTCCGAGCTCAACGGCTATATCAAACGCTGTGAGCTCGACGAACGCAGAGAGCAAAAGGACATCGACCGTCTTAGAGCAGAAATTACAAGTTTAGAAAATCATACTTGCCATAGTTGTGGACAATCATTCCATGATAAAAAGCAAGAAGAAGTGCTGGCAGAAAAAAGAAAAGCACTACAAGAATCTGCTCTACAGGCTTTGGCCACTAACACACAATTAATTGAACATCAAACTGCACTAAAAGATCTAGGTGAAGCTGGCACTGCTCCCAGCGTATTCTATGATCAAGAGAGCGATGCATTTGAACATCGTAGCAGTATGGCTAATATTCTACAGCAGATCACTAACAAACAAAACGAAACAGATCCTTACACCGATCAGATTCGCGAAATGAGTGAACAGGCCTTAGAAACTATCAGCTATGACACTATCAACGAACTAAACAGCCTTAAGGATCATCAGGAGTTCCTGTTAAAGTTGTTGACCAACAAAGACAGTTTTATTCGCAAGCGTATCATTGATCAAAACCTCAGCTACTTAAATGCTAGACTCGGGCAATATCTAGATCGCATAGGCCTGCCGCATACTGTAAAATTTAACAATGATTTGTCAGTGAGTATCACAGAGCTGGGTCGTGAACTAGACTTTGATAATCTAAGTCGTGGCGAACGCAATAGACTTATTCTATCGTTGAGTTGGGCCTTCCGTGATGTATGGGAAAGTCTGTATCAGCCCATTAACTTGCTGTTCATTGATGAATTAGTTGATTCGGGCATGGATGCCAGTGGTGTTGAAAACGCTCTGGCTATTCTAAAGAAGATGAGTCGCGAAAACAATAAGAGTATCTGGCTGGTATCACATAAAGACGAGCTGGCCGGTCGTGTAAACAATATTTTAACTGTGGTCAAAGAAAATGGCTTTACCACATACAACACTGATGTAGAAATGGCATGAAATCTAAGTTAAAACAGGCGTACATGGATGTGGCATATAGATTTGCCGAGCTTAGTCATGCTCGCAGACTGCATGTAGGTGCTATTGTGGTCAAAGATGACCGCATTATCAGCATTGGTTACAACGGTATGCCAGCTGGTTGGGATAACAACTGTGAAGATATTGTATGGGACAAAGGCGCCGGCGGTTGGATGAGTCCTGAAGAAATTGAAGCGCAGTATCCCTACGAAGGATGGCATGAGGGTGCCCAACGAAATGTCCGCTACGGTTTAAAGACAAAGCCCGAAGTTCTTCATGCCGAGTCAAATGCAATTGCAAAATTAGCAAAGTCCAACGACAGTGGACTTGGTGCTAACTTATTTGTTACTCACGCTCCTTGTATTGACTGTGCCAAGTTGGTTTATCAGTCGGGTATCAGCTGTGTGTATTACAGCGAAGATTATAGAGACAACTCAGGTATAGAATTTCTTAAAAAATCCAAAATTACAGTAGAAAAAATCACAAAGGAGGCTAAGTCAGATAACTAGTATTGCTATGACATGGCAATACCAGGGCAACGAGATCAATGAGCTTCCAGAAGATTGTGTAGGATTTGTATATCTTATCACAAATACTGCGTCTGGGCGTAAGTACATTGGTAAAAAACTGGCTAAGTTTTCCAAAATCACATATCGTATAGTAAAACTCAAAAATGGCACAAAGAAACGCAAACGAATCAAAAGTAAAATTGACAGTGATTGGCAAACTTATTATGGCTCAAACGACGAACTAAACAAAGATGTAACTCTGTTAGGGGCTGAAAAATTTACACGGGAAATACTATACCTATGTAAAAGTAAAGCAGAATGCAGTTACATTGAAGCTAGAGAACAATTTAGACACCAAGTCTTAGAATCCGCAGACTATTATAACGGACAGATATCTGTTCGTGTGCATGGCTCACACATCTTAAACAAACTTTCATAGACACCCCGTCTGCTCAAATCAAACAATCAATCTACAGACACTGTGCTGGTGTGTGCCAGCCCCATTGAGGATATGTGAGATACCATATTCGGATTCTTGGGCGTCAAAGGTAACTGCTAACTTCAGGCAGTAAATGGTTTGGGCAATGCAGAAAAAGATGCAACCCATGCTTATAGGACTTGGGTTTATTATCGGGTCACTAGGGTTCCGTTGATATGTGAAGCTAGAGTAGGGGGTACCGGTCAACCGCCTCCGTGTAGAAAACTACAATCTCTTTATAATAAAATGACTGTGCAACTCGGATGATGCTCTTCATTTTTCACCGTGCATACGGTGAATTATGACCAATTAATCTGGATGATACTTAAGAAGTAAAAGTTAGAAAGAAATGTATCACTGAGCGACAGCGATAGTGATAGACTTGCGTAGCAAGTCTCCTAAGATGATTAATAAAATGGAAGTCCAGATTTCTTCGTAATTTCAATATTATCTTTGATAATCTTGGAAATAATATCTCTTTCGTCTTGACTTAGCTGCATAGCCTCGACATAGGTCAAACCTCCACGCATATACCAACAAAGACGAAGTGCTTCTTCTTTAAAGGCCTTTGACTCTTTTTCATAGCCCTCTAATAAGTTGACTATGTCATCGTTACTTAGAGTCAAAAGCCTTTGTCGAAAAAACTTGCGTATTCAAATGTTACCTGTATGTCAAATGGCTCTGTACAACTTTCACAGTTAACATTCAATGGTTTAACTGCACCTTCTCTG